CCGAGATAGATATACTTTCCCTGAATTAAAAGAAGTTGCTCAAGAAAGTTATTTACAATGGGATCCAGATTCGGTTATCATCGAAGCCAAAGCATCAGGAATGCCATTAACACAAGAATTAAGGGCGATGGGTATTCCTGTACAAAATTATTCGCCAAACAGAGGGCAAGATAAAATTGCTAGAACTAACGCTGTGGCACCATTATTCGAATCAGGTCTTGTATGGGTGCCAGAAACAAGGTGGGCAGAGGAACTTGTTGAAGAACTTACAGAATTTCCTAATGGTGATCATGATGATTTGGTCGATTCCACTACTCAAGCTATGTTAAGATTTCGTCAAGGAGGGTTTTTAAGACATCCGTCTGATTATGAAGATGAACAATTAGAACATAGCGTAAGACAATTCGTTTACTATTGAGGTAAAAATGGCAGTAGAAAAAAATAAACCGTTGAAAATTGTTGATTCTCCTGAAGATGAAATAGAAATCGAAGTAGAAGAAGAAACACCAGAAATAGCATTTGATGCTGAAAATACTGTTCTTTTAGACGACGGTAGTGCCATAGTAAATTATGAAGAGGAACCAGAAAGAGGGGATACAGATGATTTTTTCAAAAATTTGGCAGAAGATATTGACGATAGCCAACTCAATGAAATCGCTAATGATCTCATTGAATCCTATAAAGAAGATACAGAATCGAGGCAAGAGTGGCTCGACAGCTACACAGAAGGACTCGATCTCCTTGGAACAAGCACTGATGAGAGAAGTGAACCGTTCAGGGGGGCGTCAGGGGTCTACCACCCACTCCTCGCAGAAAGTGCGACGCAGTTCCAAAGCCAAGCGTACAAAGAACTCCTCCCTCCAGGGGGTCCAGTCCAAACGAGGATCGTCGGTGAAACAACGAAAGAAGTCGAAGACCAAGCCGAAAGGGTAAGAGGTTTTATGAATTACATGATACTTGATGTCATGGAAGAATTTGATCCTGAATTAGATCAAATGTTATACTACTTACCTTTAACAGGTTCTGCGTTTAAAAAGACTTATTACGATCAAAATTTAAAACGACCAGTAAGTAAATTTGTACCTGCCGATGATTTAGTTGTATCATATACTGAAAGCAATTTACAAACTTGTCCTCGTTTTACACATGTCGTTACTATGAATTATAACGATTTAAGAAAACTACAAGTTTCAGGGTTTTATAAAGATATAGAAATATTTGAAGACGAAGGCTTAGATGATTCAGAAGCTAAAGAAAAAGTACAAAGTATTACAGGCTTTAGGAAATCAGCTAATATGTCTGATGTAGTAACTTTATTAGAAATGCATGTTGATTTAGATATAGAAGGATATGAAGATTTAGATGAAGAAGGACAGCCAACAGGAATAGCATTACCGTATATTGTTACACTAACTGAAGATATGGATGTTTTATCTATAAGAAGAAATTTTAAAGATGATGACCCATTAAAACAACGAATTAGATATTTTACTCATTATAAATTTACTCCTGGATTAGGGTTTTATGGTTTTGGTTTAATTCATATGATTGGAGGATTAACTAAATCAGCTACTTCAATATTAAGACAGCTTATTGATGCAGGAACATTAGCTAATCTACCAGCAGGATTTAAATCAAGAGGATTAAGAGTTCGAGATGATGATCAACCATTACAACCTGGAGAATTTAGAGATGTCGATGCTCCAGGATCTTCGATCCGTGAAGCGATTATGCCCCTTCCTTATAAAGAACCATCAGCTACTTTATTACAAATGTTAGGTGTATTAATAGATAGTGGAAGAAGATTTGCATCAGTAGCTGATATAAATGTAGGGGATAGTAATCAAGCGATGCCAGTTGGTACGACAGTTGCTTTATTAGAACAAGGTACAAAAATATTATCAGCAATACATAAAAGATTACATTATGCTCAAAGACAAGAATTAAAAATATTAGCTGAAGTAATGAAAGAATCTTTATCACCAGAATATCCATATAATGTTCCAGGAGCTGAAACTACTGTAAAAATTAACGATTTCGATGACCGTATTGATGTTATTCCAGTAAGTGATCCTGCAATGTTTAGCATGAGCCAACGTATTTCTATGGCTCAAACACAACTTCAACTAGCACAGGCAGCCCCACAAATCCATGACTTACAAGAAGCATATAGAAGAATGTATTCAGCGTTGGGTGTTCAAAATATCGATTCAATTTTACCACCTAAAGCTGAAATGGTTCCAAAAGATCCAGCAAGTGAAAATGCTGAAGCTCTTATGGCGAAGCCACTTAAAGCGTTTCCACAACAAAATCACGATGCACACGTGGCTACGCACTCAGCTTTTTTACAAGATCCGAATATACAAAGAAATCAAATGGCAGTGCAAACGCTTATGGCACATATGCAAGAACATTTGGCATTAAAGTATAGACAGCAAGTTGAACAAATAATAGGTCAACCATTACCTGCAGAAGGAATGGCATTACCTCCAGAACAAGAAGCCTTATTAGCTCAAGCAACAGCACAAGCAACTCAGGAGATTAGTCAAATGGCACAGCAAATAGCAGGAACAGGTCAATTTGATCCTATTGTAAAATTAAAAGAACAAGAACTACAAATAGATGCTGCAGAAGTACAAAGAAAAGCATCTGCCGATAGAGCAAGACAAGAACTCGCTGCAGCAAAATTACAACAAGACAAACAAATAAAAGAAAGAGAAATCCAATCAGAAGAAGATATAGCAGCATTAAAAGCACAAACATCAATGGCAACAAGGAGATAATTATGGGTAAAAAAGAAGCAAAAAGATTTATACAAATGAGAAGCGACGAAACAGACCCAGATAATATAGCAATACTTGATTTAGATATTCAAAGAGAGCTTGGTCTTGACCCTGAAGAACTAAAAGAAATGCTTGGAAAAATAAAAGTAAAAGGTAAAAGCATGGGAGGTTTAAGTGGTACTGGGGAAGACATGCAAAACTATATGGCTGATGAAGCAAGTGCAGCAGGAAATTCAAAAGGTGGAGGTGCTGCGATAAAAGGAATAAAGTTTACAGGTCTTAAATAATGGATTTTCAATATCTTTTAAAAAAGATAGTAACAGAACGACGAGCAGAGTTAAGCGAAATGCTTATGTCGAATGGTATTGCTTCTATGGAGCAATATCAAAATGTTATGGGGCAACTTTCTGCTCTTGCCCACGTAGAAGAAACTTTAAAAAATGTAGCAAATAGAATGGAGAATGCTGACAATGTCTAAAACACTTTTCGTTCCTGACCACGTAAAACGAGGTATAGAACAGGAACGCTTGGCTGAGAAGTCAACTTCTAATCCTTTAGATCCATCTACGTTTGGATTACCAAAGGAAGAAGATAATAAATCTGCCCTTGAAAGGTTACCAAAACCTACAGGTTGGCGAATTTTAATCCTTCCTTATACGATACCAAAAGAAAAGAATGGTATAATCTACGCAGATGAAACTATAGAAAGATCTAATTTAGCAACGAATACAGGTTATGTTGTTAGTTTAGGTCCAGACGCATATAAAGACGAAAATAAATTTCCTGATGGTCCTTGGTGTAAAAAAGGTGATTGGGTTTTATTTGGTAGATATGCAGGATCAAGATTTAAAATCCAAGGTGCAGAACCTCGGTTATTAAATGATGATGAAGTTTTGGCTGTAATAACAGATCCTAGAGATATATTAAACGTATAAGGAGTAACAAATGGATAATACACAAGTTCAAGAAAAAGAAGAAGTTGAAGTAAAACCTCAAGAACAAGAGCAACTTACTTTAGATATAGAAGTTGAGGAAGAGGAAGAAGAACAGCAGAAAACTGCTGAACAGAAAAAAGATGAAGAACTTTCAGATCACCGAGATGATGTAAAAAAGCGTATAGATACTTTAACTTGGAAAGCAAAAGAAGCTGAAAGACAAAAGCAAGCAGCACTTGATTATGCAAAACAAGTAAAAGCAGAAAACGAAAAATTAACTTCTAAGTTTAATCAAACTAATGAAGAATTAAATACTCAGTATGGTGGAAAAATAGAAAGTCAATTAGCTGAAGCCAAAAGAGCATATAAAATGGCATATGAAGAGGGTAATACTGATGCAATGGCTGATGCATCTGCTTTAATTGCAAAATTAAGCGTTGAAGAAGAAAACGTAAAAAAGAAAAAAGCAGAGATTACTCAAGAAAAAGAAGCTAATGTTGAGGTAAAGCCTAAAACAGTAGAAGAAGAAATCGCACAAACCCAACCACAACAACAATATTACGATGAAAAAGCACTTCTTTGGGCTAGTAAAAATAAATGGTTTGGAAAAAATAAACCAATGACCTTGACAATTTATGATATTCATCGTACAATGACAGAAGAGGAAGGCTATGATGCTACCTCAGATGAATATTATGAAGAAGTGGATAGAAGGATTAGAGAAGAATTCCCTCAACGCTTTACAGCAGATGGGGAGTACCAAGAACCAGAGTCAAAGAAAGGCTCTGCATCAGGAACAACACGTAAAAACGTCCAGACGGTTGCTCCTGCTAATCGAAATGTAAAAAATGGACGCAATACTATTCGCTTGACTAAAAGTCAAGTGGCTATCGCTAAAAAACTTGGAGTACCACTCGAAGAATACGCAAAACATGTGAAGGAGCCAGCTTAATGACAGAAGAAAACAAGAATATGAATAGAACCTCACGTGCTGCTGAATCTCGTTCAAAGCAAGAACGCAAAAGACCTTGGAAGCCATCATCGTCTCTTGAAGCACCACAGCCTCCTGAGGGCTATAAATACAGGTGGATAAGAACTGAAGTAAGAGGGTTTCAAGACCAGAAAAATGTCTCTGCGAGACTAAGAGAAGGTTTTGAACCAGTGCGAGCTGATGAACATCCAGATTTTCCTGTGCCTACTATCGAAGACGGTAAGCATGAAGGAATTATTGGTGTGGGAGGACTTATGTTGGCAAAGGTGCCAGAAGAAGTTGTCGAATCAAGACAAGAGTATTTTCAGCAACAAACTGAAGATCAAATGACTGCAGTCGATAACGACTTACTGAAAGAACAGCACCCCTCCATGCCTATTACTAAGGAGGGAGGGAGTAAAGTAACCTTCGGTGGTCCAAGAACGAAAGTTTAAGGACTAATTTTAACTTTAAGATAGGGAGTCATTCATGGCTAATACAAACCTCGCCTTTGGCTTACAACCAATACAAAAACTTGGTTCTAATGTCAATAATGTAGGCATTTCTGGATATACTCTTTACGAAATTAAAAGCGATAATTCAAATAGAATTTATCAAGGATCTCCTGTGATACCATTAAGTACAGGTTTCATCGACATTGTTGGTGCAGCTGCAGGTGGAACAGTTGGATTACTTGGCGTTTTTGGTGGATGTGAGTTTGTATCTTCTACTACAGGAAAACCAGTCTTCTCCAACCAATGGACAGGAAGTGGAGCAGATTCTAATTTTCCTATTAAAGCGTATGTATATGACGATCCAATGCAGCTTTATAAAATTGCAACAGATGCATCCGTGACAAGCGAAGCAACACTTCGTGGTCATGTTTTTGCAAATGCCAATTTTGCAACTGCGACAAGTGGATCTAATACTACAGGTATATCTTCTGCAAAGTTAGCAGTAAGCACTATTGCTACTACTAATACTCTAAATCTCCGTATTATGGGGTGGCAAGAAGATGTAAATAATGAGGATTTTGCTGCTGCAGGTATTCCTGTTGTTGTAAGATTAAACAACCACTTCAACTCACCGAATGGTGCGATTGCTGGTGGAACTGTATCAACTACTGGTGTATAGGAGAGTCTAATGCCCATTTCACGAGCACAATTAGCTAAAGAGCTAGAACCAGGACTCAATGCCTTATTTGGTATGGAGTTCGCTAGATATGAAAACGAGCATGCAGAAATTTTTGACACAGAGACTTCTGATCGAGCATTCGAAGAAGAGGTAATGTTGACAGGTTTCGGAACTGCACCTACTAAGTTTGAAGGATCAGCAGTAAATTTTGATACTGCAAATGAATCCTTTACAGCAAGGTACACACACGAAACTATTGCATTAGCGTTTTCAATTACTGAAGAAGCAATCGAAGATAA